TAGTTCTTTCCACTTACTCATCTTGACCTCCATACTTTTTGCGTAAGTAATTCAGGCTGACTGGCAGCTCATCGCATCCACCATCTGCCACCTCATGCAGCATCCAGATTCCCCGCCATGACAAATTAGTTTGCGGGGTTAAGTAGTCCTCGTGCCCTTGGTAAAAGATGCCAGCAAACAACCCCATAATATTAGTTCCATCTGCTCTCCTGCCATAGGCAATGTCTCGATCCTGGACGTGGCCCATGACGCAGGTCTGCATCTTTTTAGTCATCATGCTGCGGGCACTGGCTACTGGTCTGCCCATGATCCCTGATGTAAAGTAATGCGAGTAGCAAATGCCATCTATAACTGCCACCTCTAGGAAATCATGAACTTCCCAGCCCATCTCCTCTAGCTTCAGATCATGATAGCCAATCAATCCTTCTAACTTTTCATCGCCCTCAATGGCCCGTTGTATCCTTTGCTCGTGGTTCCCAAGGGTGAACACCATGCGAGGGTTCCAGCGTTTATGCTTGTTAGTAATCAGGCGTTGCTGCTCTGTGCGGATAGGCTCAAGGAATGTCTCCATTGCTGCAATCCCTGCCTCCACATCATCGGTGTATCTCCTGCCAGCAAATGACTTCTTGCCAACATCCCATGACGACAGCGAGGGCATGTCAAAGTGGTCGCCTATGTGAATAATCACATCTGGCTTTTTGTCCACCGCGTACTGTCCTGCCCAGCGCAGGTGATCAATGGGGTGGCCAGGTTTAACTTGCGTGTCGGGTATAATGAGATGCTTCATATTTTCTCAATAAAAAAAGCGACCCTAAGGCCGCTCTAAATCGTCTTTCGCTACTGCGCATAGCCCACAGATCACGAATACTATCATATAAATCAACACTTTAACCACCACCCATATCCAATGAGCCGCTATTATAAAGACTCTACGGATGGTCACAAATGTATTCGGCTCATCCATTACATACCATGTTTGATATAGCTCGAACCCTTTGCCAAATTATCTTTAGCCCACAAAGGCCGTAAATTTGACGGGTGATTTATAATCTCTACGTCAGTAATGCCACTGTCCAAAAATGACTTTATTGGCCTGATGTGATCTATGTGCCATTCTTTTCTATTATCCCACCCCATGCCAGGAACAAATAAAGACTCCATTCTACTTATGATTTTCGGTTCTTTTTTTATAACCATCAACCGTAAATGAGAGCGAACCCTGCTTGATGATATCTTCCTGCTTTTGTTTATTCTTGGTCCGCAATACTCGCAAACATCGCACATGAACCAAGGTCCAACGCTGTAGCCGCAATCGCAAGGCCCGTACTCTCCTTCTGACAAATAAAAGTTTCCAGTGCCGCCGCACTCAAGGCAACGCGAGCTATGCTTCCAATATATTTGTGCTTTTTTGGTTTCTACCTTCCCTTCTTCACAATATTCGCATATATTCATCATTTAATTACCTGTAGTTAATGGCCCGTTTATCTGCCACAGGTGGGCCAGACCTGCTACACAGGGGAAGGAAACCCCTTGGCTAAAACGGAATATCTTCTGTAATGGGTGCAGCAGTAGTGGCAGCGTTAGACTGCGGGGCTGCGCCATCAGTGTAGAATACTTTCACATTTCCCAGAATGGGTGGTCGCTCCTCACCTGCCTCGCGCTCTTCTTTACTCTGAGACTGGGCTATAAACCCATTGTTCTCGTACTGATCCTGCTGGTCAGTGTCGATGAACGTGGTCATGTTCAGATACCGAGCCTCAGTGCCATCTTTTTTAGTGACTACAGGGCAGCGGGTTAGGTCTAATTTTTTTAGGTCTAGCGATACGGATACACCTATCTTCATGTTAAGTTCCTCACTTCGGAAATAATTTCAGTTACGGCAAGCAATACTTGCTCTGCCAGGTTCTTAATAAACTCCTCATCACGCTCAACTCGAACGATGAAAGGGTCTTTCTCAGGGTGGTAGCTCATAAAGTCCCACCATTTACGCTCCGTGATCCACATGCATCCTTGGACTTGAGCATAATGTTTAGTAGGGCAGACTCCCTTGTCGCTCCACTTGTCATGGTTACTTGGTGCTGGGCATTTAATCTCTATGCCTCCGTCCTCACCTATTAATCCGTCAGGACTACAACCAAACTCACCACTGTTGTCTAGTATAAAACCTACTTCCTGCACTTCGTTATCGGTGATCAAAGTGTACAGGTTACGGGCATCAGGCTCTAGCTCATTACCCCTTGTCATCCACTCTGTCACAAACACAGGGGCAGACATGCCAGATATCCTTTCGATAATCATAGCGTTAATGTAGTCATTAGCACTAGCACTTGGCTTACCATTAGACTTGATTAACTTGTGGAACTGACTGGCGCTAGGTCTGCCTAATCTAGCCGCCAGCCATTCCTCAGTGCCTTGTTCAGCTTCCAGTATTTGCATCAGCTTTGCGCTTCAGTGCTGACAGTGCCTGATCAAACTGCACCGCCCTCATCTGGTCAACAGTGCTGCACTTGAATACCTGACAGAACCTCTCCACATCTGACTCGGTAATCTCCAGCAGTGATTTGATCTGCGCTGCTTGCTCACTGGTGACCACAGCATCCTGTACTGCTGCTGGCAAGTCTTCACCAGCATATAGGTAGATGCCAAGACCGTGCATGGCGATTGCCTTAACCAAGCATCTCATGCGCGCATCGGATATGTCTCTCGCTGTGGGCAGCACGATAGCCTTGTTGCGGTTATCCATTACTGGCAGCCACATGGTATGCGTTGCACCTTTGACGGTGACAGACACAGATACTTCTACTGTGTCGCCACACAATGTCATCGGGTCGCTGAAAGTGTAGGTCGAGTCAGGGTAATGCTCCATCAACGTTTGCCATGCCCATGCCCATGATAGATAGGATAGGTTGCCCTTCTTCTCAACATGTTTCGAGCAGTCGATAGCTGACAGAGTCTTCCAGACGCTCATGCCTTCACCTTCCAGATGCGGTAGCCTTTCTTCTCAGCACGCCCAACAGCCTTGAAGCCCTCGCAGATGTCTACATAGTAGCGGAAGTAATGACCTTCTTTGTGGTCTTTAAGCAGCACAGAGTCGCCATGCCGCATCTTTTTAGCAACAGATTTAGCGTCAAGAACGCCGGGGATTGGGATGTTTTTATCAATTTTCATGGTTATTCTCCTAACATTTGTTGTATTGTTTTGAAGGTGGCACATTCAGCAGCAGCGTATGCGTCACCATATCCTCGCTCATACTCATCAGAGTCATCGAGAGCCTCATAGCCGTGGATGTAGTCGAACTCACCGCGCTCGTAATCAGTCATGCTGTCGTACATAGATTGTAGAACGTGGTCATTGTCATCGCACGGAGAGCCAGTGCGTTGGGGGGATTCATAGTTGTACATGGTCATTCCTCTTTGTGTGTGTGCTATCCATTTTACACAGAATGTTACGCAATGCAAACTTTTGTTGTAAATTTATTTTATGATGGTTATGATGCAAGCTCACTCAACAGGAGAATCAAATGGACATCAATAGATCAATCAATCACTTTATGGAATCCCAGCAGTTTATCCAGGCTGACCTGAGCAGGGAGTCAAAGCTGCACCCATCCACTATAAGTTTAATTCGCAACGGCCACCGCTCACCAAGCTGCGCCACACTGCAACAACTGGCTGACATGTTCGGAGTCAAGGTATCAGAGTTCATCGCGGCGGGTGAGTGATGGACAAGCCAGCGTACTACGCCATCATCCCAGCGACTGTGAGGTATGACAAGCGGTTAACACCAAACGCCAAGCTGCTGTACGGTGAGATTACTGCACTGTGCCATCAGGAAGGCTATTGCTGGGCGGGTAATCAATACTTTGCTGATCTATACGAGGTAAGCAAGACATCTATCTCGACCTGGATAGGGAACCTCAAGGATTCTGGGCACATTACAGTGGAGATGAACTACAAGGAAGGTAGTAAACATATCTTGAATAGGTACATAAGAATTCTTGGGGAGGGTATACAAGAAAACTTAACTACCCCTACAAGAAAACTTAATGACCCTATACAAGAAAACTTAATAGATAATAATACAGTTAATACTACATCTAATATTACAGTTAATAATATAGGCGATTTTGATTCATTCTGGCGTTTTTATCCACGTAAAGCAGGGAAGGAAGCAGCTAGGAAAGCATGGGCAAAGCTACGACCTGATACGCATATCATGCAGATGATCGCTGATAACGTGAAAGAGAGGGTGGAGAAGGGTGAGTGGAGAAAAGATAACCAGTCTTACATCCTGCATGCCAGTACCTATCTGAACCAAAAGCGTTGGGAAGATGAGGTGCTTGACCAACAAACACAAAAGAGAACTGACCCTGAATCTATCAAAGGTGTGTCCGTAATGGACAAACTGGTAGATAGATCATGGGCAGAATAGGAGAAGATAATGATCACTGAAATCACTAAGCAGTACAATGGCAGCAACAAGAGACACCGTAACCGCAAGGCTACCCTGATTAAGTACATCGGGCATGAACACAAGGACTTGGTTAACGGTGAGTATTACACGTACAAAGAGTTGGGCACGGCTGCTGGCGTGTCTGGCGATACAATCAAGGGGCGTATTCAAAGAGAGATGATTGATTACCCAAAGGGTACACGGGTTGCCACTGACAACGCTGTCCGACCAAAGCAGGACAAGCCTTTTGCTAACTGTCGGGGTGGTAGCAAGAAGCACAAAGAGATGAGATTAAACCTGCCGCGCTGCGAAACTCCCAGTGAGGCGATGATGGCTAAATGGCTGAGTAGGAGGTTGTAATGGGCGAAGCGTACACAGTTAACAGCGAGTCCAAGAAGGAATCGTTCAAAGAGTTTGTCGATGAACTGTACACAAAGAAGCCGTACATCACGTTCACGTATCAGCACGGGAAGCCGCGCAGCCCTGCGCAGAACAATGCCT